TTCTCCAGACTTTTAGAATGGGCGATCAATGATCTCATACACGACTGCGAAGCAGGGGGAGGGTAAAATACTGATCTAATATAAGATCCAACACTGATCTAACGAAGATCCAAAAAAATAAAATAATATAAAAATGCGATCGGATCAAATATAACGATCCAGGTTATAATATAGTAGAAGGGGTTAATAGCATGGCAAGATACGATTTCGAGCGCACGGACGATCCGAATGAAATGTGCGTTCAATGTAAGTATAAAAGAGTTGACGGATCTCAATATTGTCCCCGCCACGGGGCGAACAAGGAGATCAGAAAAAAGGCTCAAATGGCTACATATGAATTCAAACGAGATGATATTCGAAGGCAGATTGCATTTCTAGCAGCTGACCCTCTGAGATATAATCTCGAAGAAGACTTAGCGATCATGCGCGCAACGCTGCAAGATCTCATTAATAAGATCGAACCTGGACGTTCTCTATTCGAACACTCTGATACGATCGGTAACATGGTCATGCGGATCGAGAAGCTAGTCGGATCGTGTTTGACACAAGCACAGAAATGCGGCTTGTTGATGACACCCGAAGAGTTCTACAATTCCGTAGAGGAGATCATGCAGATCGTATACGACGAGGTTCAAGATGTCGAAGTTATTAAAAGGATTGCCGCAAGGATCAGCGAAAGCCTCTCTGAAGAAAATGTTCGTGAAGCAGTTGTTGTCGAAGACAGTCGGCCGAGCCAGCAACTGGACACAAGAATATCGGAGAGTGGAGAATTTATACAACAAGAAAGTGATTGAGAACTGGAGTTTCCTGTACACCCCGTGGGCTAAGGAAATGCTAGATTGCAAAGATCCACACTGGTGCTCACAAAAGGGCGCACAGTTATCGATCAGCGAAGTTCTCATCAACGGCACGTTGTATGCGATGGATCAACACGGGATGAGCGCACTATATGGCCTCCCCAGTGAACGACCCGATGCCCGTGACTTCTGTCTAACACGATTCAATACAGTACTCAAGCTGTCTCCCTACATCAAAGAAATGTTCGATGGTGGGGAAAAAGCCATGAGCCCGAAGATGGCAGGTACGAGAGCACTATACATACGCGGATCGCGCGGTGGTGCTACATTCGACTCCATCCCCGTGGGTATTGTATCGCTGGACGAAGTGGACAAAATGTCACAATCTGCCGTCGCCCTCGCCCGTGAACGTATGTCAGGTCAGCCTAACATGCTCTTCCGTGAAGCGAGCACACCTTCGATCCCAGGCCGTGGTGTCAATCTTACATTTCAGGATTCGACACAGGATTTCTTTACATTCCAGTGCCCTCATTGTTCACGGTGGACACACCTTGTGTTTCCTGATTGTTTGGTTATCACAGCTACGGATTCCAAAGATCCGGGCTTGAAGAATTCCTACCTCAAGTGCAAAGAATGCCAACACGAACTTAAGCATGAAGAAAAGCCAATCTTCCTTGGCAGTGGAAAATGGGAACATACGCATAGCCAAAGAAATATCAGAGGCTTTCATATATCCCAATTATACTCATGCGTATTACACCCGTCTCGCCTAGCTCAGTCGTACCTGAATTCCACTCATAACCCGGCTGACGAGCAAACATTCTTTAACTCAAAGCTTGGCGAGGCGCATATTGTAGCGGGAGCGGCCGTGACTGATGAACACATCAACGCGTGCAAGAGGTTCTATGTGAACCAAGCTCCCGCTACCTCACCCGTTGTGACAATGGGCATTGACGTAGGATCAGAACTTCACTTCAAGATCATAGAATATAGATTCGAACCTGTGATCTTCGACGTTAATATGAACTCACAAGCCCGCCTTCTCTACTATGGTAAAATAGCCAAGAAAGACAAAGATCCAAGTTACTCGGCTCTCCATTACTGGGTTTCTAAATACAATCCAGTTCACATTTGTATTGACGCAGCACCGGAACGTACAAGTTCAGAGTTCTTCGTCAAACAATATCCTTACCGAGCACACACCGTGAACTATCATGATTCCGTGGACGGTAAGGAATTGAGTTGTCCTGAGCATTATAAGATCACAGCAAACAGATCTTATTGGATCGATACCTACTTGGGTCGATATATCAACAAAACTATCGAAATCCCGCAAGACGTGAATACCGAATTCTGTGTTCATGTCAAAGGCTTGACTAGAATGTATGAGAAAGACAAGAACGACGAAGTCGTTACTCGCCACGTAAAAGGCGCAAGTAGAACAGACTATGCACACTGTGGTGTGTACTGCGAAATAGCCTTAAAGAAAGCCATGGAATCTGGTTATCTTGGTAACATAAAGGTATCAACATGAACGAACATCCAGATCGAGGAGATCTTGAACTAGAAAGATGGCGGCTCATTAAGCAAGGTGGCGATGCCTTTGTGTCCGAGTTCTTAGTCAAGAAAGAATATGAAACTTCTGTTGATTTCGCGGCGCGTACACTAATCACACCAGACCCGTGTACTGCATCATCTGCCATTGATGACTTGATTAACACATTCTCTGCTCGATTGGATGTCACAAGATCAGGCGGATCACAGGAGTTTCAACAGGTAATTTCAGGCCGTTTAGGTGGAGTGGATCGGCAAGGTACTGATATGCAGACCTTCATCATCCGTGACTCCCTCCCTGAACTGTGTTACATGTCAATGCACGGCTGGCTCATTCATAACTTTGAAGAAGGAGATCAGGACGAGTTCAAGACTCCCTATATCATCCCCTACCGTGCCGAAGACATTTATAACTGGGCTTATGTCAACAATAAGCTCGTTGCTGTGGCCTTACGATCCGACGCCGCCATTATTGATGAAGATGGTTTCTCTACAGATTCAGTCGAAGTCTTCCGTGTATTCAAGCTAGTTGACGGCAAAGTCGTTACTCACTTGGAAAACACAGAAGGTATTCAGGTAGATCCTGTCACTCTTCAGCCAGCAAGCTCAGAGCAGACTCTCAATCTAGACGAAATACCTTTTGTCTTTGTGAGATTGCCTGTTCCTTTACTCCAACGAATCGATAAATATCAGATTGCTGTGTTGAACTTGCAGTCTGCTGATATCGATTGGTTGAGTACTGGTAATATGACCATCTATGTAGAGCAAACGCCTCTGCATAACAACTTACCTCAGGTCAAGAAGCCAGACGATCCGACAGCTGAACCTATTGTCAATCAAGTTGTGATTGGTAATAAGGTCGGCAGATCTTATGCAATGAATGCTAAGGCTCCTGAGTTCATTGCCCCTCCTGCTGATCCTATTAAAGTCAGTATGGAAAAGCAGAAAGACTTGAAAGATCAAGTCAAAGACATTCTCAAGACTCAGTTAAATACAATGAGTCTAGCTTCATCTGAGTCCATTGACAAGTTAAGTCAAGGCTTGGAAGCTGGCCTTTTTGTGATCGGTGTAGCTTATCTCACAGCGGAAATCAAGTTTGCTAGAATCTTCTCGAAGTATGAAGGCAAAGGCGAAGATACTAGTAAGATAGCCTATCCGACAAAGTATGAACTTCGGACTGAAGAAGCTCGACTCAACAAAGCTGTTGAGTTAAAGAAGATTCAGAAATCTGTAGGTTCAAACATTGCAAAACAGCACTTGGAAGTTCAAGTTATTCAAACTCTTCTTGAGGGCAGAATACCTAGCGATCAATACGATGCTGCTATCGCTGAGATCATGGACGACACCTTCGTGATCTACGATGCCGAGACTGTGATTAATCTCACAGAACAAGGCATCATCAGTCGAGCCTTAGCTTCTGGTGCAATGGGCGCTCCTGAGGTAGACGTCAAGACGGCTATGGATGAACACCTTGAAAGGATCAAGGCTGTCCAGCTTAGTCAAACTGTAGGATCAGGCGCTGCTGCTGAACCTGCACTTCAAGAAAAAGTAAGAAAGGAGGCAGATGCTTTACCTGACAATGGAAGCAGCTGAGATCTATTTCTCCGCTCGTCTTAATGTTGACGAGTGGACATTTGCTTCCCTAGAAGACAAAACAAAAGCACTTAATATGTCTGAAAAGAACATACTAAGGTTGCCGTTTAGCGGATTACAAAATGCGGCCGATGCTGTGTTCCCGCGAGATGGAGAAGATGCCATACCAGAACAAGTGACTGATGCCATGTATGAAGAAGCATTATCACTTCTGTCTGGAAAGGATAGTACAAAGAATTTGACGGACCTGCACGTCAGAGATTCTTCTTTTGCAGGGTTCTCAACTACTGTCGATCCCAACATAGATCGTCCTTGGCTGTTATATAATCTAACCTCTCCAATCGCTTGGCAGTGGTTAGCTCCTTATCTAATCGATCCAAGAACTTTCGCGGTAAAACAGGCTTAACAAAGGAAAATAAGATGTTCTGGTTATTTAGTTATGAAGGTGAAGAAACTGTTGTAACGCCTCCTCCTGTGACGAAAACATTCTCGCAGGAAGAAGTCAACTCGATCAACAAAAAGGCCAATGACGCTGCTAAGCAAGCAGCCGAAGAAGCCCGTCAAGCAAAAGAGCTTCTGGCTCAGCTTCAGAATCAACACAAGATGACTGAAGAAGAGAAAGCAGAGCTTGCCAATAAGCTTAGTGAATATGAAAAAGCTAAGTTGACAGATGAAGAGAAAAAGCAGCTTGAACTTGACAAGATCAAACAGGCTCATGAAGATGAGAAGACTGAACTTGCAAGCAAGTTGAATGAGACGACTTCTAAGTTGAACAATCTTCTCATCACCAGAACGATCACAGAAGCTGCATTAGAAGGCAAGATTGTTGCTATTGATGGTACCGGCCAGCAAGCCCTTCTTGTGTTAAAACACCAAGCAGTGGTCAATGAAGAAGGTGAAGTTATTATCAAAAACTTTAATTGGACTGATAGCGGAAAGTCTTTCACGGAAGATCTTCCTGCTAAAGAAGCTGTCGCTAAGATGAAAGCGATGGGTGAATGGTCTAACTTCTGGAAAGACCCTGCAAATCCGGGTTGGAGAAATCACATTCACGGATCTCCTGAGAAAGGTGATCTAGACTATAAAGGCTTGAGCCAGGCGGAATTCGAGGAAGCTCGTGCAAAACGCAAACTGGCCGTACAAAAAAGGACGTAATTAATGTATTTCTTATTCTCTTACCTGACTGATGAACTGACCGCTGAACTCCTCGCGAAGGAAGCTCTGGCTCTCTTCAAGGAAAGCCGTATCATGGGCCAGTATGTCAGCTTCGATTACAAAGACGAAGTTGCTCAGCATGGCGAACAGGTCAAGGTGCACTGGCCTGATGACATGACTGCTGTCCGTCTGGCCAAGGGCGATGCTCTTACCGTCGATACCAAGACTGTGTCGGTAGACTACGTGCCGCTCGATCAGCACATCACGAAGACCCTGCCTTTCGGCGATCGTGAAAAAGCTCAGTCTTGGCCTGACCTGGTTCAGTACTTCCTGAAGCCCGCTGTTGACTCCCTTGTTGACATGGCTGATGCGATCATCCAGGGTGAAAAGTACCGTTCGTACCTTTACACTCAAGGACAGCTTGGTACTGCTCTTAATTACTCTGCCGTGAATCGCGCTGCCGCTTCCATGACCGCACAGCACGTTCCTCTCACGGACCGCCACCTGTTCGTCGGGCCTGGCTCTGGTGCTGATCTTCGCGACAGCAGCAAGTTCATTGACTCCGCTTCGCTTGTTGATCCTAGCATCATCCGTAATGGCCTCATCGGCCGCATTGGTGGCTTCGATACTCACGAAACGAGCAGCTTCAATGACGTAGCTGAAACGACTAAGGTTGCTGGTGCGATCAACAACGCTTCTGGCTATCCTGTCGGCACGACTGTCATGGTCATCGACGGTACTGGTACGATCACTGCCATCGTTGCCAACAGCTGGTGCAAGATCGACGGTACCCCTTACCGTGTAACGAGCACCTCCGGTACGGCTACTGCTCCTACTGGCTTGACGATCTCGACCCCGCTGCGTAAGGCTGTTGCCGACAACGCTGTGATCGAGTTCTATACTCCTTCTACTGTCAACCTTGTTGCTGGTTACGCTCTTGGTTACATGAAGGGTATCGTCTTTGATGGCGTTACTCCTGCTGTGGGCCAGGGTGTTAGCTTCGGTGCTTCGGACGATCCTTACAGCATCATCGCTATCAGCGGTCAGACTCTGTGGCTCAACCGCCCGCTTGAGACTGCTCTTGCTGACGATGCTCGTATCATGCTTATGCCCGGCGGTTCCTACAGCTTGGCTCTGCACCCGAAGAGCATTCAGATCGTCAACCGTCCGATGAGCCT